GGATTTCGCCCGGGTATCCGGAATGACAGAGCAGGAGTTTGTCAGCGCATGGAAAAGCGACCCGATCAAAGTATTCCAGCGGTTCATCGAAAGCCTGGCTGAAATGAACGAGGAGGGCATGTCCTCTGTTGCTGTTCTCGATGAAATAGGTATCAGTGAAATCCGCCTGCGTGACACCATGCTCCGTGCGGTGAACGCGACGGAGCTGTTCGCCAACGCGCAGGACATGGCAGCGGAAGCTTGGGAAGAGAACACTGCCCTTGCACAGAAATCCAGTGTCATATACGGTACGACTGCCAGCAAGCTGAAAAACCTGAAAAACACGGCGCTCATGTTCGCCCAGCGGATCGGTGATGACCTGATCCCGACAATCCAGCAGATCATTGACAGCGTAAACGGCCTGCTTGAGAAGTTCCTGTCCCTTGACGAGAGCCAGCGGCAGTCCATTGTGAAATGGGCCGCTTTTGCCGCAGCCATCGGCCCCGCCGTCCTGATCCTCGGGAAAGTGGTCGGCGCTGTCGGAAAGGTCTCCGGCGCTCTGGGTACCGCCTTTACCGCTATCGGAAAGTTCTCCGCAAAGGTCAGTATGGCAGGCGGCGGACTGAGCGGGTTGCTGAAAACACTGGTTTCTTCCAAGCTGGCGATGGTAGCCCTTGCCGCCGCTGTTGTTTATGGTGCCATCAAACTAGTGGATTATGCTTCCGGCGCGAAAGCAGCCCGTGAAGCCCTCGAGGGCATGGCGAAAACAGCAAAGAGCTGGAAAGAAACCGAGGCGGATACCTTCTACAGCCGGAGCAAGGGCCTGTCCTTCTTTGGAATGACGAAGGATGACTTTGTCCGCACCACAGCCAGCGCAAAAGAATGGCTGTCCGGCCTGACCAATGTCTGGTCTGACGGGCAGAAGGAAACGAATGAGATCGTTGAATCCTGGACGGAATCTTTCAAGAGCCTGACTGCCACTACCCGGGAATCCCTGCAGGAAATGAAGGATACAGCGGATGCCGCCGGGTATACGTCTGTTTCGGATCAGCTGCAGGCGGACATCAAAACGCTGGACGCCATGGACAAGGAGATCACAACTCTCCTGAAAAAACGGAAGAACCGTAAACTGACAGAAAAGGATAAGCTCCGCCTGCAGGAACTGATCGATACCCGAGAAGCGATCGAGGTCAAGTACAAACTGACCTCTGCCGACACGGAAGGCTTCACAACCATCCGGAAAAAGGTGGAAGCGGAGATCGCCCGTGCGGAAGCCCGTGGGCAGGAAGTCAGCGGAGAGGTATATCAGGAGGCCATGGTAGCAGCTGCCGAAGGCATGGCCTCCGTCAACTCCGCCCTGGATACACAGTATGATAAGGAATATGCTGTGATCCAGCTGATTGAGGACGCCACGGAGCGTCAGGCCGCGCTGGATGCCCTGAACGCCAAATACAATGCGGATCGCCGTGCCGCCGCTCAGGAGTATGCCCAGCTTATGGCGGACATGGTGAATCCTGTCTGGCAACAGGATAACGTTCAGGAAGCCAAAGGCCAGATCGGTGAGCTGATGCAGCTCCTGCGCCAGTACAGCACCGCAAAGACTGAGGAAGAAAAGAAAGCATTCCTCCCTGACCTGCAGAAACTGACTGCCAGTATGGATGAGGGTGCCCTGACGGAATATGTCAGCCTGCTTACCCAGATCCAGTCCTTGCTGGACAGTGGAATGTCCGAGGAAGAGGTTCAGGCCATGTTCCCGGACATTGACTTCACAACAGCGCTGGACCAGCTGGCAGCAATCCAGCAGTTCCTGAAAGACAACAAATGGGATACCAACCTGACCAGCCTGAACGAGATGTTCGGGGAAGCTGTCGGGGATGAAGTCTTGAAGATCACCACAGATCTGGACATGACCGGCGCGAAAGCACGCTGGGAGGAATGGGCCAGCAACCCGGGTGCAATTACGACGGATGCGATCATCGCCGGTTATACCGAAGCGGAGAATGCTGAAAAGCAGCAGCCAATCGTGGAAGCCTTTGTATCGAAATACACCGAGGTACCGGAAGGCGCAAACAAAGCGGAACTGACCCCGGAAGGCATTCTGGCTTATGTGACCGCTTATGCGGAAGCAACCACAGGTGTGGATGTTTCCAAACTGAATCCGACGAATGTGACCGGCATTGTCAGCGCCTATAAGGAGCTGGCATCCGGCACAGATGTTTCCCAGCTGAAGCCCAGTGAGATCACGGCTTACGTGTTCAAATACCTGGAGGAAAACGAGGTCGATACTACCGGCCTGACGCCTGACTCCGTTACAGCGACGGTCATGGCGTATGAGGAGATCACCGGCGGCGCTTCCACCGCAGCCCTGAAGCCCAAGGATGTGGTCGGGCTGATCGGTAAATATATGGAGGCGGAAAACGTGGATGTTTCCGCACTGAACTCCGCGCAGGTGGAAGGCATTGTAACGAAGTTCTCTGAAGCCACGGGCTGTGATAAGTCTGAGCTGATGAAGGAATTCGTTGCCTACATCACGGAGTACAAGGAAATCAATGGTGTGAAAAAGCCGACCCTGAATATGCAGGTTGGCCTTTCAGGCTATGACATGCTGGCATACCGCCAGTGGCTGAAAAACAATAAGGTCGAGATTGAGGGCATTGTCCGCCTGTCGGAAGCCTACGAAGATCCGACCGGCGCTTTGCACGACAGCGGGGTGAAGTTCTGGAAGGACGGGCAGGAAATCCCGGTATCCGCTGTCACAGAAGACATGCTGAAACCGGAAGACGTCGCTGTTCTGGACAAAGATGGCACCATGCACGTCCTGATCACCGCTGAGGTGACCGGTGCACCGGAGGCGATTGCTGATATGCGGGAACAGGTCGCGGAAGTGGATCAACTGGGTACGACTGTTTGGGCACACGCTGCGGGAATCATGCCTGCAAGCCTGCTGGACTTTATCGATGCTGCTGAACGGCGAATCGAAAACTTCAGGAATCCCGGATTCCTTGATTTCGCATGGCTGACAGACTTGATTGACGGAAGCGCAAGGCTAAGGACGCTGGATCAGTCTATGCAGAGCGACTTCAATGCTGACAGGATGGCGCAGCTCTCCACCTATGTGGCGGAGGTTGTTGCCGCAATTAAAAACGGTGAGGCAGTTAGTCAGGAAGACATCGACAACCTGAATAAAATCCTTGATTTCGTAAAGGATCTGGATGCAGAAGGCGTCGGTGGCAATGTCACTGCGGGCATCGCTGAAGGTATGACTGAGGCCGGATGGGATACCACAGCTGAAACTGTCGCTGATAATCTGGAAACTGCCATCAACAGCGCTTTCATCATTGAGAGCCCGTCAAAGCGTATGGAACCGACTGGTGAGTACGTTGCCGCCGGTATCGGTGCAGGCATGGCTGGCTATGACTTTACCACGGACGCGACATCCATGGTGATCGCCCTGCAGACAGCAATGTCTGCCACTCTGCCGGGAACCCTGAAGAGTGTCGGTGTCAATGCTATGGCTGGCCTGAAAGAAGGTATTAACTCTGGTCGCTTCAGTGTAATCACTGCACTAAGGTCCGCTGTACAGTCTGCTGTCGCGGCGGCTAAAGCAGCCCTGAAGATCGCTTCTCCCTCTAAGGTTTTCCGGGATGAGATCGGCTCCATGACCATGAAAGGCTTTGGAGAAGGTATCCTCGAGGAAAGCAAGGTACAGGCAAAGATCGTGAAGAACGCTGCCCGGTACCTGACCGGGGAAGCACAGGAAGGTGCCATCGCCTTTGGCTCGACGGACAACCGGAAAACCTACAACAACACTTCTTCCGTCAACCTGACGGGAAACAACTTCTACGTGCGGGACGAACAGGATATCCGCTCCCTGGCTGTCGAGATTGCCACCCTGACCCGCCGTCAACAGCGCGGCAGGGGCCTCCGGATGGCATAAAGTTGTTGACTTTCAACGCTTGTAGAGGATATATGTTCCTACCAAATCGGAAGGAGGAAACCCTATGTTTTCCATGAGCATCAGGCCCGAGATCCTGAAAAACATCCGGGAGAAGTATCCGCCCGGCACTGCCGTTGAGGTGGTGGAATTCCATGACCAGTACCGGGATATACCGGCAGGGACAAAGGGCCGGGTACTGGCGGTTGACGACACGGGCACGATCCACTGCGAGTTTGAGAACGGTGTATCGCTCGGAGCCCTCTGGGGGATCGATATCGTGAAGAAGATCGACTGAAACAACTGACCGGGAAGAAGCTGCCTGCGGGCGGCTTCTTCCTCTTTTTGGGGGTTTTACCATGACAGACTATTTCATTTGGAACGGTGTGGACTGCCGGACAAAAGGCATTCATGTATCGGAACTGCCACCCATCACCATTCCGCTGGAGAGGAGCAAGCAGACCAATGTCCCGGGCAGGCCGGGAAGCCTGACACAGCTGGAGGGTGATGACGTCTATGACGATATGATCCTGACAGCCACCTGCTTTATTGCTGATCCGGCTCAGATACCGGCAATCGCGGCATGGCTGAAGGGAAAAGGAATGGTAACCTTTGCCAACCGCACTGGCGGGCACTACAATGCCCGGATCGCCAACCAGATCCCGTTTGAAAAGGTGCTCCGTGGAAATCCGCACTGTTCCTTTGCTGTGAACTTCAGGTGCTATCCCTTCTGGTATCAGGAGAATGTATCCGATGTGACAATCACCACATCCGGCGACACGATTACCAACCCCGGAAGTGTTTTTTCCGAGCCGCTCATCACGGTTTACGGCTCTGGGAATATTACCCTGATGGTTGGGACTACGATCGTGGAATTGACCAACGTTTCCAGCAGCATTGTTCTGGATTGCGCTCTGAAAGAAGCATACAAAGGAACAACCCTGATGAACGATCATATGTCCGGGGATTTCCCTG